CCCGCTAGTACTTCCATCAGTTTGTGCAAGTGCATGTTTTAGTGTACGAAATGCACCATGTTGATGATCTCCTACATTGGTATTACTACCAAGTGTACTAACATAGAATATGTTACCTTGACGTCTTGCTAGGCTTGACCCTGCTGGACCAACAATTAATTCATCAAGTTCAATTGCCTGTCCATTAAGCAAGTTACTATAAAGATTTAACCATTGTTTACTAGGAGAGCCTAAGTTGCTAGTAGTTGTTTGGTCAGGAACTAAATCACTATTAACATCAGCAGCAAATGTTACACTATCTGCGGCATCGTTACCTAATGTTAGATCGCCTGCAAATGTAATATTGCCAGTAGCATTTAAATTACCTGTAATATTCCAATTGCTTTGAATATTTACTGTACCGTTGCCGTTTGGCCGTAACTCTATATTAGTGTTAGCGGTAGTTGTACTAATATTATTAAAGTCAATTTTTAAATCATCAGTTGAAATTGCCGTAGCAAAGATGTTATTTGCAGCATTGAAATTAATAAAGCCGTCACCACCTAATGCAACAATTTGACTATTGTCAATAGTAAAGTTTGCAATGTTAGCGTAGGTTGATTCTAGATTAGCCGTAGCAAATGTACTTGCAACAGTAAGCGCATCCGATGCACTTTCTGTATTAATTCCTATCTTGTTATTGTTAACATCAAGGTGAAGTAATGCAGTATTTCCGCTGGTGTTCTTAAAGTTAAGGTCAACGCCTTGACGTAAAAGATTATCTTTTAATACTCCGCCGCCGATACGACCATTTTGCGGTTCTGCCATCTACTTGCTCCCTCTATATAGTATTTATTTGTCGAGGTTATGAATTACAGTAACTGGTTTGCCTGTAGGAACTGGACTTGTAAATTTAATCCACCATCCTGTTCCCGAGGCGGTATAAGGTGCATTAGGACCTTCTTCTGCGCCGCCTGAGGTAATCTCAGCAGTTTGATGTATTGTATAGTTTGTTGTAGGAATTTGTACAACGTTTTCTATCATTACAATAATATTATTAGCAGTTGCAGGAACAGGATAGTCAGGATCATTACTTTGTAATTCTCCAAACACAGTTTCATCTGCTGCTATATTGCCAACACCTAAGTTTTGCCAAACAATACCCGGATCTTGATTTGGTTCTTTAAATCTTAGTTCGCGCCATGCACTATTTTGATATGCTTCAAATTGATTGTCAGTTGTATTGTAACGGAGCATACCGTTTACAAAACTTGTAGGACGATCGCTTTCTAATCCTTTTGGAACAATCATACTGTTAGAACTATCAACTGTAACTAGATCGTCAACATCGTACTTAACGCCCTTACCGTATATGTTTCTTAAATTAGTATTTTGTGCCTTAATTAGTCTCATTTTATACTTCCAAATAACTCACTGTTGCTGCGAGATTAGTTAGTCCTGCGCCAATATCAGGCTCAGCAACAAATGCAATTTTATCGCCTGCTTCTATTACAATTTTTTCACTATCAAACGTAAATGTCTCGCCTGCTGGTAAAGTTAAATTGTTAATAACCCGTGTTACAGCATTGCTCAAACTTGAGCTTTGTGGAATTAGATGAAGGTCAAATGACGCCGTTGCACTTGAATGATTATTACAAACTAAAATATTTGTAATTGCATATGACTTCTCTGCTGGTACTGTTACCATATCTAGCTGCGTAGTCGTTAATTGTTGATTTACTATAGCCATTTTTTATCCTTAAAATAACATGCTAAACAGCAATGCTCTATTTTTACTTATTAATTCGTCTCTGTTACCTTGATCGTTGGCAAAGAATATTCCTGATTTACCTGTATACTCGTCACTGATATAAATCTTTGTACCGTCTAGAGGAGCTGCTGGTTCTAAACTTGCATCATCATCACTAGGTACACGGTTTAAATGTAATGTATCGTCAATTCTAATATTACCAGTGCCTGATGATTTTAATACCAAGTCCTCGTTACTTGAAATTGTTTCGATTGTTGAGCCGGCGATTCTTATTTCATCAAACTCCCAACGATCAGCATACAATTGACTTACAGTGTTTCCATCAATCTTAAATGTAATTACACTGTCTACACCGGTGTTTTCTTCGTCGTCGATTTCAATACTACTAACTGTAAGTGTACCGTCACCAATTTGACGCAAGAATACGTTTGCAAAGTTAAACGCAACATAATCAACTACCGCTTGTGTGTTTGGTATTACATCAGCATTTGCTACATTATATCCAGTTAAGTCACCAAAGCCGTCATATGTAAATACTTTTTGTTCATAGTCAACTGTAGGACTTACACGCACTGTGCTAGAGCCTGCATCTAATAATAAATTAGTACTATTTGAGTTTATTTCATTAGTTTGTAATGATATTAACTCGCTTGCACCGTCGCGGAGTACAAATCTGCCTTTATTAGTATCTGGATGTAGACTTTCATCAAACACTAAGTATGCGTCTGGATAGCTGCCTCTATTGATTTCAATACCAGATGCATCAAGGGTAATACCTGCGCCTGTTTCGCCACTATTGAGTGTGATAATTCTATCTTCAATATTTAACTCAGCAGTATTAACAGTAGTAGTATCGCCCTTGACTAATAAGTTACCTGAGATTTCTACAGTGCCTGTGTCAAATCCTGTATCCAAATAGATGGTGCCGCCTGTTTGCACAGATACTTTGTAATTTCCATTGGGTACGTTTAAATATTTTGACATTTATAAATCCATTAATTTAGATAGCAGTTAGCACAATGTAATCGTTAGTTGAGTCATTTTCAAGATACCAAGTATATCTGTTACCACTAAAGTCCGTAGCTACACGCTTTGTAAGTTTAGCAATATTAACTTCTTCACCTGAGTTTGTTGGGTTATATCCAAACATACGCATTTCACCTGCTGCACTTGGCGCACCGTTTTTTAGCACACAGGTAATTTTGTTATCACTGTTATTTTGGCTATCCCAGTCGTTTTGTCTAGTAACTACATAAGTTTTTGCGCCACGTTGTTTTTCAATTACACCGTCAGTTCTCAATTCAGTGTCATAAAATTCTATTTTTATACCTGCATTTTCTGTTCCAGCTGCATATGGTCCAATTACATCGACACCGTTTACATCTTTTCTTAGTGGTCTTCCCATAGTATTCTCCTTAAATTGCAGTTAAACGAATTACTGTGTTAGTTGAATCATCTTCTAATTCCCACGTATAGCGGTTGCTGTTGCTAGTATAATCAACAGCAGTTCTGTTAAAGAGTTTTTTGATTTTTACAGTTTCGCCTGCTTCATTCATACCTGCAATAGTCATCAATCCTGCACTAAGCGGTGTAGCTTTAGTAAGTGTGCAGACGGCAGTTACAGTGCCAGCATTATTTGATACTGTAAACTTGTTAGTACCCTTTTGATTTACAATATATGCTTGATGATCAACTTCGCCATCTACAAATGCACTAACTGTTAGATTGGTGCCGTCTGCCGGATCACCGAAATTTCTTTTATTAATTGGACGTCCCATTTGTTTCTCCTAATAGTTACGTTCTAAGTAATACGCGGTGGGTCAGTTCCGCATAAGTCTACATCTTGTAGCACGATTTTCGACATAAGTATTTATCAATTAATATTCGTTGCGGCGGATGCCTAGGACTGTAGAAACTTTAAAAATATCTATAGACACTTTATCATCTTGATTTCCGCCTAGTATAGTATAGTACAGTTCATTCTCAAGTTCTATAGTGCTGATATAAAACCCAACATGGCCTTGCCATCCTTGATTTCCTCTCGGAAATACTACAACATCGCCTGGTTGAATTTCATCTTTAGAAATATTAATACCCCAATCTAAAAAAGCTCTTGCAGTTAACGGATACTCATGAGTGGTGTTATTAGGTATATTGCTTTCTTCGAGCACACTGTTAACAAAGGCAGCACACCATTCTGTATGTACAGGGTCTACTCCGAGATATGCTTTTAATTCTTGTCTATCAATTTGTTCCTGAAGTCCAATTTTATCTGCTGCTTGATACACAGGATTGCCTTGACTAGCAAACGGAGGTTGACTACGGATGTCGCACCCAGAGAATAGTAGAGTAGATAGTAATATTATTTTTTTCATATTTTGCCCTCAGAATATTTAGCCAAAAAAATAGGCCCCGGAGGGCCTATCTTAGTTTTTAACAATCAACTAGTGATTAGCTAAAGCTTACATTGCCATTAGTAATAGCAACTTTGCCTAGGTAGTCAGCAGCGTTACCCAAAGATGACGCAGTGTTGTTTAGTTCAACGTAACCATAACGTGTCATGAATGACACTGTTGGTTCAAATGTACCCGGATCCAATACAACGCCTGAGCTCATTAGCGGGATGTATGGGCAGTAGAATGCCGCTGCATCTGATTCGCTTGAACCTTTGTAGCCGATTAGAACTGGTGCAGCATCTGACGAGTATGTGTTAACATACACTTTCATTGCATTGTTCAATGTACCAACCATCTTAGTGTTAGTTGGTGCTTCGAATGTACCTTCTGTTGTACGTGCAAACGCTGAAGTAGTTGCAGATTGTAGGATTGTTAACGCGAATGGCGAAACAACAGCCCAGTTACCTGCACCACGACGTGTGCGTTGTGCAATCAAGTTAGATACACGGTTGATTTGAACAGCTAAAGCAGCGTGCTCGTCACCAACGAATGTAGCAGTACCTGAAACAGCAGCTTGGTCGTATGTTTCAGCAGCAGTACCTGCTAGCGTAGCTAGTGAGTTTAGTACTTCTTGGTCAATCTCAGCAGTGATCTCTTGTGCAAGAGCTGCCATGATTTCTGCTTCAACATCAATACCATGCATTGACTGTGCATCTTGAGCTGCTTCGAAAGTCCAGCGAGCTGATAGCTTGCGAGTCTTTGCTTCAACAGTTTGCTTCAAGATTTGAATTGACAAACGGTTACCGGCTGCACCTTCAAGCGCAGCAGTTGAATCTGCTCTACCTGTTGTAGTGTTACCTGAGTATGCTTCAGCAATTTTGAATGGGCTTAGAGCTTCTTCGCCTGCTGTTGCACCGCTTGCGCCTGTTCCTGCTGTGTCGCTGTAGCGAACACGTAGCGTGTGGATTTGACCAACTGGGCCAGTCATTGGTTGTACACCAACTAGCTCGTTAGCAATAACAGTTGGCATTACACGACGGATAACAGGTAGGATAACACGGTTAAGTGTTGCTACGTTACCAGCGGATGTTGCGCCTGCTGTTGCACTCTCTGACAAATACTTGCGAGTGTTTTCTAGTGTAGCTGCCATAACAGACTTCTTGTTGCCTTGCAGGCCTTCAAGAAGAGCATTTTTGGTGTCTACCCAGCGTGATTCTAGTAGTTCTGACATCATTATCTCCTTAATTTAATCCAGCAAGACGGCGTATATCTAATACATTAGAATCGTCTGCTTTATGTTGTGTCATTGGTTCCGTACGGTTGCCTGTAACTTCTTTGCCTTCATTAATTTGTGCCTTGCGCTTGGCTGGAGTATTTCCGTCGATAACCGATGGTAAGTACTTGTCAAAAGATTTTTGAAGTCTATCGGTTTGTACTGATTCCAGTAAGTCTGTCATAATCTCGCGTTGTGCTTTACCTAACGGTGAAATCAACGAGTTCATAATTTTTTCTCTCTTTGCTGATTCAACTAAACGTGATTTCTCTTTGTTAGCTGATTCTGCAAGTGTCTTAGCTTTAGTAGCGAAAGTTTTTGCTTCTGCTAATTGCTTGTCCTTTGCAGCAAGTACGCCCATTAGTTTACTAACTTCTGAATTTTCATTCAAGTGTGAAGTTGTATACTCGTTTGCAAATGCTTCAAATATTTTACGACCAAAGTCGTTGCTTCGTGCTGCATCAATATCTTCTTTCAATGCATGGATTTCACTCTTGAGTGATTTACCAACCATTTCAGATACTGCGGTAGCACTTCTTTCGATAAAGTTAGCTTTAACTTTTGCGAAGTGGGTTTTAGCTTCACGTACTAGTTTTACCTTAGTAGCAGCTAAGTCTTTCTTGTCTTCATTAAATTCTGCAATTTCACCTGCTAGAGCCTCTACAATGAACTCTTCTAGCTTGGCATAGTTTTCAGCCATTGCTACTTTGTCCGCTCGTAGTTCTTTAATTTCGCTTGCTAATTGATTAGAAACGAAACCCTTCAGTAGATTAGCATTTTCACGCATGGCAACAACATATTTTGCTTTTGCTTCTGCTAGCTGTTTGCGATCATCTGCAAACTCTGCAATCTCTTCAGCAAGACGCTCAGACAGTAGTGAGTCGATAGCTTCAACCATAGTTGCTTTATCGTGCTCATACTTACCAGCAAACTCTTCACGAAGATCAGCAGTTGCCTGCATACGATTTTCTTGAACTTTTGCTTCCCAAGCTTCTTCAATTTGTGCTCTGACTTCAGTTGAAACTACATCATTTTCAAAGAGTGTTTTCAGTGCATCTATCATTACTTTCTCCTGTTTCATTGGAGTTTACTGATTATGTTAATCAGTGATTCCTTAAGATACTTTTGTGCCTTTGTGTCGTGTTTTGTTGCCTGTGCTAATTCATATGCCTTATATCCACCTCTTGCGTTCATCAAGTGTTCGTAGATTGGTGTAGGATATGCACCGGGGGCGCTGGGCTGAGCCACAACGTCCACAGTAATTATTTCAAAATCAGAAACGTTGCCGCTTCCATCTTCACTAACATTACCGCTACCACGTGACGAGACACCTAGTTTAACGCCTGCTTCGAGCATCGTTTTAACTAGGTTCCCCATCGGTGTTGGTAATATTTTTAGTTTACCATAACCGTTTGCATCGTCCATCCAACTTTCGGATATCATATGACTAACACGGTCTAGGTTGATGTTAAGGCCTTCTGGATGATCTACTTCTCCGAGAACTGAATATCCTCCTTGGATTTGATCATTGAGAGTTTTGACAGCCCTGCCAATTTCATTTACAGGATACACTCGCTGATTAGCGTTTCTAATGCCGCCTTGAATAATAATACCTTTCATATAAAGGTCTTTACCCTCGTTGGCACTTTCAACCACAATCCTTGCTTGGTCAAATGTCAAGTTCTCTCGTAAGTTTTTCATTCAAACTTCCTTAGTTTATACTGCTTACTTAGCTCTCGAGCTTACTTTGTTAAGTGTGCTCGTTGCAGCTTTGTCAGCAGTCTCAGGCTTGCCCTTTTTCTCAGCGCCGTGGCCTGGTTGGCTTGACATTTTTGTCGCACCTTTAGCACCAGGAACGTTTACGTTCTTGGTATTCATATCCTTAGGATTCTGATCACTTAGTGCAGAACCTTTTAGGTTACCTTTTCCGGCTTCAACACCTGCTTCTGTACCGCTCTTTGCGATATTAGCAGTTGTGCCGCCCATGTTGTTTGGCTTTGCAACAACTGTTTTGTTGTTTGCGCCATTGTCGCCCATTGTTGCAGATACTTTTTCTACATACTCACGCATTGTTTCTGATGCTGACTTTGCAGTTACATTTTCTTCAACTTCGTCGTCTGCATCATCATCTTCTTCGTCTGCTTCAAACGCAAATGATTCTTCTTCTGGTTCTTCTTCAGCATCCATATCCATGTCGCCTTCTGCATCGTCGTCAGCTTCTTCGCCGTCGTCTTCGCCTTCTTCACCAGCCATCATTTTTTCAAATTCTGCTTTAAGGTCTTCTAATGCGTCTTCTAGGTCTTCAACACGATCTTCAACATCGCCTTCTTCGCCTTCTTCG